ATAACAATAATGTCTCCCAACGTTTCCCGCAATCAAAGCAATAACCAACCGAATAATAAGTCCTGTGACTTTCTGGGGCTAAGGCATCATCTCCAACTACTTTGTTTTTATGTTTACATTTTTCTTGCAGCACGGAGATTTCTTTTTTTAGTTTTTCGATTTTTCTTTTTTTGAGATCGACTTGTTCTATGGTGGTCATTGTTTTTACTGGAAAATGCTTTTTTACTGATCAGTAAATTTGGATGTTTTTAGTGAATTTTGGCCGCCGAATGACAATTATTGGTTAATTACGCGATTATTCCAAAGTTTTATCACTTTACCAATTCTTACTTGGTCTGGCTCAACATCTCCTTGTTTGGACACGATAAACTGATCTGTCATTATGCCGCAAGAACAAGATATTTTAAACCAAAATTTTCTTGGATATTGGTGGTCGTCGTTTTTAACTACTAAGTCTAGATATGGAGTTTCTTCACCGCAACACGGACAGGGTTTTATTACCTGACTCTTTAAGTAATTATAAATACTCATGTTAAAAATATTTTGGATTCGAGCTACAATCCTTAGATTTCAACTTCTTAACTTCCTCCTCAAGACTTTCGATTTTTGTATACATGCATTCTATTAGTTTTTGCATATTGTATAGAGAACGTCGAGCTGAACGTTCATCGTATAATCCAAGACATCCCATATTATATCCTAAATCTCTAAGCTCCTCTTTAATAATACTATCTAATGCTCTATTTGTCATAAAATTCCTTTTTTCGGAAATCCTACACCTTTAGGTTAGGATATGAGAAAAAATTCTTATTAAGGTTAATCATAATCTATTTACTCCTGTTTGTCAATATATTTCTTTCTATGTATGAAAATAAATTAGATATTTTACAACTTTTTAGTGTATAATATAATAGGTGAGTAAATTAACGTACAATACGAAATTAGTTTTCCTGAGCGATTCTGACAAGAATAAAATTGTCGAGATGCTCGAAAAGCAGCGTTTTGCTTGGAACGAATGTTCTAAAGTTAAGTTTAATATTCCCACAAATTCTATTGTTTTGTTGCATGGACAATTTTATACAAAATTTAGGCAAAATCAACCAGAAATTCCAAGCCAGGTAGTGATTAGTGCGGAGCAGTCAGTTTTATCAACATATCGAAGTATTAAAAGTAATAAACAAAAATTAGATAAACCACCTAAAAAGAAAAAACTTTCTATCCGCTTAGATAAAAGAATGTATTCGTATAAAAATGGTATTTTTAGTATAATTAGTTTAGAAAAGAGAGTCAAATGTTCACCTTATATTTATCCTAAATTGCAGGAATTAATTAGTAAATACCGATTCTGTGACCCGTTATTGTTTGAAAGAGATGGGGAAATTTGGATTTGTTTAACATTTAATATTCCAGAGATTTTATCGCAGAATAAGTTAGCAGTTGGGGTTGACGTTGGGATTTGTAATTTTGCGGCAACAAGTGAAGGTAATCTATACCAAGACAAGCGATTTAATGGGAGAAAACGCAAACTCCGTTTCAATAAACGTAAATTAAAGTCTAAATCTAAAACTTCTAAATCCGCTAGACGAAAGTTAAAGGAATTAAAACATAAAGAACGAAACATAAATCAAAATTTTAGTCACCACTTAGTTAATAAAATAATTTCCGATACAAAAGCTGATACAATTGTATTGGAGAATCTTAAATCTATTAAGGTTAAGAAACATAAGTATCAAAATAAAAATAGGATTAGTCAGGTTCCGATGTTTGAACTAAGGCGAATTCTTACCTATAAGGCACTCTTGCATAATAAGCAAGTGATAACGGTTAGTCCCGCATATACGAGTCAAATAGACTATCGCACAGGTAAATTAGATGGAAAACGTATAGGTGGTAGGTATATCGGAAAAGATGGGCAAATACTTCACGCGGATTGTAATGCTGCGGCGAATATTGCTCTACGTTCCAAACTCCCATGCTCAATAAGCAATTATTATGCGTGGCAGGCGAAAGTCAACTCGCCAATCGTAGGTGGTTCTCACTTATAAGCATCTATAGCTTTATTATATATGTTGTTGACGCCACCATTCCAGGCAATCAAAAGTCACAATGTCGCCATCACATACTTTAAAGTTTTTCATTTCAAAAGATTTTTGACTTTTTCTATAACTAATCCGGTTTTCCTAATCTCCTCTCCAATAGCATTTTCGTAAATACCATCTTTCCTATATGCGTGGCCAACATTATATTTATGATACTCTAATTCTTCTTTTGCTGCATTTAATCCACTTTCTAATGCATCCAATATATCACGCAACAACATTATGTCAACAGCAACCTTTTCTGGAATGTATTCCTGGAAAGCGGTAGATTTTGTATAAAGGTTAGAGTTATTATGGTGTGAACATGGCGGAGGATAATCTCCAATAAATGTAGAGCTAGATGTATTTGACATAAGTAATTAATCCTTTTTCCTTGGCGGCGCGAATCATGTGTGCGGTGCCCTTTGAATTGTTGGCGCTGATTGCTATTAAGTGAGTGGCGTAATCTCTCATCTGGTGGTTTCGAACAATGCCAGCCATTTTGCCGATAGACCAGTTGGCGGGGAATTTCTTGATTGGAATGCCATTTTCTTCGGCCCATTTTTCCCCCAGCGAATCAACTCCCGCAGCGCAACCAGACACCACCTCATCAATCACAAATCCAGAATCTTTAATTATTTTGGATACCAATTCGTAATCCGTTATAGTTCTGCTACCCGCAATAACAACTTTGTTCATGAAAATTTACGGAAAAATTCGTAACAAACGTGAATTATATAGGCCACAAGTATAGAGCCAACTGTAAGTTCAAATTCCATTTTTTTAAGGTGTTAATGTTAGGACATGTTCATGATAACATGAGCAATAAAGGCAACTAAAGCTAAAGCAAAGAGTAAATCCATATTATTTAATGTTGTTTAAGTTAATCACAATCCCCCGGCAATACTTCTCACTATTTTCTAAAATATCAAAACATTCGTGTTCCGCTTCTGTTTTATAAGTCCAAGAATAACCTTCATCTTCCGAACACCAAACGGCATCAACCTTTATGGAGCCATTTTTATAGGCTTCAAAATTACAGTAATCGCATTGGCAATCATGCTCTTCTGGTAGGATTCCATTCCTTGGATGGATGAAAAATGAGCCGCCGCTATACGCGCCAATCTCGTCTTCAAATCTACCATAAATCTCAATAAGATCGTCCGATGCGCCGAAAATTACCACCAGATTATTTAGTTTAGCCAACAATCTTTCTTCTTTGGTTATTTCGTTGCCGTATTGACGGTTGTGGAGTCTGGCGGCCAAGTCTTTAGCTGTTATTGTTTTCATTGTTTATGTGGTTTAACTGTAATACTTTTTTGATGTTTGTCAAGATATACTTTTGAGCAGCCTCATAACCTCTTTTATATTCTTTATGTGTTCCAACTTGATAACATCCTCCAGTCGCCGCCAATTCTACAAAAATATCTATTGGGTCTTTAACGTTAGCTTTTTCAAATAGTTCGCGTCTGTATGAATTAGCTAGAAAATTCAAAGATCCTGAGTTTAGTTTTTCGATAGGAGCCATTACTGAATCAATCTCAACACCATCGCTACTTGAAATCAGAAATTTTACCTTTTCTGGTATTTGTGGAGTTTCAATTGATCCTATTAATTGTAATTGGTTTTGTGATGGCATATTTTTTTATTGTGTTATTAAGCTATTCTAAAACCCCTATAATTGCAAGCCTTATTTTGGCAATGTATAGCGTATTGAGGAGGGAAAGACATTAATTGGATTGATGTATCGTCATCAACCATTTCCCTGCCGCATTCGGGGCAAGCTATACAGTTTGGCACGTTTTTAGTTTGCATTTGGACGTAATTTTGTAATGCATTGTGGTTGTATTGTTTAAGAGATATTAAAGTTTTCATAATTAAAGTTAATGTGGCGGATCTTTAAATGAATAAAGATTAGCCGATTTGGATTCGGTTTACGTGGCCGCCACAAAGTTTAAAATGGAATATCGTCGTCCTTTTTGGAGCTAAGTTTATACTTAATAGCGTAAAATTTAAACATAACCCAAGTCTTAATCCTCGTCTTAATTCCCCAAACTATATATGGAATAGTTACTTCTTTCTCGTCATACCAATTAAAACCACACCTTTCACATTCCTCAACATATTCTGATGTTAATTTGTGACCAACAAGAAAGCAAACAATTTTTGAAAATATTTTACACATATTATTCGTGGCTGAATGTAGGTCTTTTAGATGTCTTTGTCAAGTTTTTATTTTCCGACATACATTCCTTACACAGATATATTTTATCGTCTGGACAAACAAGTTTTGCGCCAAATTTCTCTATTAGTTTGTCACAAAGTTCGCATTTTGTGTCTTTTTGTGTAATATTCTTCATGGTGAAGGTTTGTGGAATGTGCGGCCAAGAGAAAACGTGGGATCAATTCAATCGCCACGATCACACTCGTTATTGTATCTCAACTTATTGCAAGGACTGTCATTCCGCTTACAACAGAAATAGGTATAAGGCCGAAAGAGAAAAAGTCATAGCTCGATCTATCCGTAACAGAGAGATTCGACGTAAGGCTCAAGAAAAATTGGCCCGCGACCAAAAGAAAAGAGATAAAGGTATTGTTGTTCCGCATAAAACTCAAGTAATTAAATCTAACAAAAAAGCATCTCTAAAAGAGTATCGAGAAGTTGTTAAGAATCAACCTATTTCGGTTTCTGATCTTCTGAATTAGAGTTTGGAATTAGGAGGATATCTGAGTCTGCGTCTAGTTTATACTCGGACAGTATCTTTTTCATGGCACTTAACCTAGTTTTGGCGCTAACTATCCCTAGACTCTTTCCTGGCGCATCTTTTGGATAATACATGACTTTAAAAGTTTTCATGACAGGTAATCTTTATAACAGAAATGACATATTTCAACGGCGTAATCCATATTGAATATATGGTTTACGGATCTACTATTAAATGTGTTAGTTAGTTTTACCTCTAGTTCTGCGATTAAACTGAGTAGAGTATTAACATTATGATCTTGAGGATTGTTCTTAATATTCTTCGTTAGGACGCCAAATTCCTTATCATCTTTAACAATATTAACTGGATACTCGTCGGTTTCGAAGAAAATAATACCGCAACGCAGCAATCTAATAGCATGAACAGCATTTCTGTAGCTATATCCGTATTTTTCTATGGCTTGCTTTCTTTTTTCGCCAAGTTTTCCGTGAGTTTGACCAGTGATTATGTGTTTTTCGCCTTGAGCATAGCCGCGCAAAGTTTTATAGACCGTTTCCGAATCGAGTAGGTGTTTCTTATTTTCACGAATGAATTCAGACTGTTTTGTTTCGAGTAGTATATTCTCTTTCGTAAACAATGCCTCCAAAGCCTGAGTATTACCTTTCTGTAAAAGTCTCAAGAACTTACGTAACTCAAAATAAAAGGTATCGGTTGCTCTTTCTTCTTGATGTTCGTGCGTTTCCAAGCCGTAGATTTTACTAAGTTCGGTATTGATAAAAATGCCACGTTCGTCTCTGTCGGATTCAGCATTGTTGAGTCCGTAAGCGTGAGAGCCACCTAAATAACTAAAGATTTTTTCTATTTTTTGCATATCTGAATTGAATTAAACCATTCCTGTATTAGATTTTTAAGATTTTGTTTTTCGGAAGCTAAACCAGAATCATAAATCGTATCTTTATGCAGATAAGTTCTGACATACCAATCCACGCCAGCGAAAGCTTCTGAATCTGATCTACTATAACCCATCTTTTTCAAGAAGTCAAGTAGGTTTGTAAGTTCTTGGCTTTGTGTGTTTTCCATAATCAGATGTAAGACGATGTAATTACTAGATTTTCTGGCTTTCCACCTAACTCAACAATACTGTTATTTAGCGCAAGATCAACCTCTTTTTGTGTAAAGCCTGCGTATCCTGTACCTATAGCCGTAAGAAGAAACTTCAAATCCTTTCTTATGTTACAATAATTTAACAAAGCAAACAACTGATCTTCAAGCTCTTCAATTTTTACTCTTGGCCCGCCAGGAAATTCACACGTAATTATTGCGTAAGATTGACCTAAGTAACCTTTTTGATGTCCGCCACGACCCCAAACAGCCCACCTTCCATAAATGTTTGACATGTCTGTTTTAGGATTTTTTTCCATAGGTCTGTTTATTGCGTTTTGCTTTAATGGACATGTGCGCCAATCGTTTTTGGTTGTTCCAGAGAATGCAAACCCAGCCGCTCCAGCCCCATGAAAATGTTTTCTATTACTACCGAAAACAAAAACTTCATTTTCAGCTAACTCTGTAATCATTTACCTTCCTTAAGTAAAGACTTAATTGCGTTCAATTTCTCTACTACCCAAGCAGGATTAGCAGAAGAGTTGTCGTCTTCGATTTCCTTAAGATCTTTGATAAGTCGATTTATCGCGGCCATTGTTTCTGTTGGCTTAGTTCTTTCGAATTCAGATACATTCATAGCTTTATTATGCTCCAATATTAAGGGTTGTCAAATGAATCTGGGGATAAACCACTCGACCTCCTTACTTTCTTCCGTTTTATACATAACGTCCCAATAACATTTAGCACCCCAACAAGCCAACAACAGACAGGTATAGTTATCTTTTCTAGCTCTTTCTGCCTTTTTACTATTACGCATGTGGCGCGGCAAATTAAACTGCATTGTTCCATTGCCTGTAATAGAAGGCTCGATTAAAGCGATCTGCCTTTTGGTTTGATCGATGAATTCATCTTGGTTGGAGATAAAATCAATAATCGCATTACCTTCATTGCTAGAATCTTCTACTCCAGGAAGCATTGCTGGAGGATTGTTTACGGTTTTTGTATATAAATCTTCGTGTGATTCGTAGTTTGAGGCGAACCAGATTTTACCCATAGATATTTGAGTCTGAAGATGTTCGTTAGCTTTCTGGAGCCACGGTGCGTTAAATTTCTGGCGATAGCAGAAACGTTTTTCGTTTAGGTTGTAGGAGTTTCGGGCCAACTGACATTGGTTCGCATAATCATCTTCATCAAAATCTCCTGTAATAAATTTTAGGTTAACTCCACTACCCTTAAATAGTTTGGACTCATTACATGTTTCAATAAAGTTTACGTTATTACCACCTAAGTCAGCAATAAGAAATACAATATTGAACTACGATACTAAATAATGGAGATAAGCTATATGCTCCTTCAGATCTGTTCCAGGTTTACCATAGCTATGAACAAGTGTTATAGTTCTGGTATCGCTATTAAGTAAGTAAACACCCATTGCGAAAAAGTCCGACGATTTAGAGTCACTGAATGAGGGATCGAGGGCCAGGCAGTAACTAGATTTTGGATCTCCAACTAACTGAACATGTGGAAAGTCTCCAGGCTTTACTGTGCATTCATGTAGCTTCTTAATGTTAAAGAATCCATCTGAAGAAGATGAAAACTTCGCCATCCATTCTCTTTCGAACGCCGCCGTTCCTTCTCCACCACTTTTTACCTCATCAGCAATCTCTTTTTCTACAAGCTCTTTAGGCAAACTTAAATAACTTAATCTGAGCGCAAAATAAGATCTGTTGTCCTGCTTTTCCTGTTTCTTTTTAGGATTTTCTATGTTTTCGCACCATTCTCGAAACAATCTATAGGCGAAATCAAAGTCATAACTCGCAGAACTCAATACAAGAATTTTTTTATCCGACTCTAATACAGTCCTTTGATCTTCCGTCATCAAGCCGGAAGCAATCATGTCGTTTTCCTCTTCTTGGATAGCAAGCTGTTCTTGAATGTTGTTTTTCGAAGCCAAGAATGGAACCAGAACCGACTTATAAATATCCTCCGGTATTTGCAAGAACTCATCACAAATAAGAATATCAGCGCGAGTTCCACGAATCTTTTCATTTAGCGGCAAAGCCACGATTGAGCCGCCGTTAACCTGCATAATCATTTCGTCGGCGCGTTTTGCAAACTCTAGCCTACCTTTAGGATTATCCGTGAAGCATTGTTTGGCTAAGATAGCTCCTTTACCATTAAGAAATTTCTCTATTTGAGTTAAAATTCGTCGTGTGCTACGAAAAGTGTTTGACGACAATACGATTTTGGTATTAGGATGGAATATAGGGTATAGAATGCAGAATATGGCGGCTAGCGTTGATTTTGAGCCACCGCGAGATGCCACAAAGTAGTTAAAGTTATGATCAAACCACTCTCTTAAAATTATTTCTTGGAACGGGAATAGTTTATAACCTAGAAGGAGTTCGCAGGCTATACCTATGTTGTTATACAGGAATTCAGCAAGAGATATCTTGGCCGTTTCTTCATCTAAATAGCCATTTAACGCTTCAAATTTTTTGTTTGAAACGATTTTGTTTTTAGGAGAGTTGTCGAATAGAATCATTATTCTGTATTGTCTTTGATGCTTTTCGCATCAGGATCGTCGATAATTGTTTTCGGATCTTCTGGAGTATATTCGAAACTTTCGGCATTAAGCCCCCAAATCTCAGCCTTCAACGACTCCATAGTATCAAGCTTTCTCAATTCCTCTTTAACCTCCTTCTTACGGATATTAGCCAAATTAATGAATCGCTTTCTATTCTCAGCGTTTCTCCAAGCCGCCACAATCTGAATAATAGAAGAATTCTCTCTTATCTTCATATCTATTCGATTTGATCGCTTACCTTGTAGTGCGGATATTGATCGGTCTTGGCGTTTCAAGTTATCGTCTATCTCTTTTCGAATGCCAACCATAGATTCTACCAAAGACATCGATATTTTTTTACCATCTGAATCGTTTGCCGCGCCATCTCTTAGTTCGGCGACGAATTCCAATTCCTTTTTTAATTTGTAGGAGCTAACGATGTCGCAGGCTAGGTTAATGTATTGGTCAACCTCTTCTTCTGTTAAGTCTGGCTTGTCCCACGTATACTTAATGAAGGTTGTTTCGAATAACTCCTTCTCGATATCAGAAGCAAACGAATCATACAACAGGCTAAACCTAAAACTATTCAGAAACTTAACTAAGGCCGTGACGTTTGTTCTTGTGGTCGCGTCCTTTTCGACTTTCTCTCTAGTGATATTATTAAATGTTGACCTATTTATCTTAGGAATAACATCTTCCGGTCTTTTCGGCGCTACATAAGAGTCGGAGTCATCATTTTTTGGAACCTTTCGAATTGTTTTAGTATACTTTTTGACCGCCAAATACTCTTTGCTACTATCAGTAATCGCTATTGATGGAAATATAAATTGCGTTAAGTCAATTAAGTCCGGTAATCGAACCAAATTTTGAACAATCAAGACTTTTTGGTGTTCCGTTAGTTCAACTTCTTTAACTTCTTCAATTTTCTTAATGGTATTCCTGGAGGCTATAAATAGTTTGACTTTTTTGCCAATAGCGGATCTGGCGCTAAATGTCTTTCCGAATACTTGCTCACCTAATTGTTGTAATCCGATACCATCCTTATTAGCATTCCAAACCTCAATAATTTTGGCTTCTTGCTCTTGAGTTAATCCTATATTATCTAATTCTTCGCTCATTAGGTATAATCTCCTATAATATCAACATCTCCAGAATATACAACATCTCTTGCTTTGACGGCTATTCTGCATTTTGTGTTTTCTATGCTCTTGATATCTTTTTTTGTTATGGAGGTGATTGGTTTGCAAAGTATGACGGACGCTATTAATGCATCAGTTTTAAGTTCAACGTAAGACATTCTATACACCTTATTCTCAACACCTTCTAGTCTACTTAGCATTATTTTGTGGAATCCAGATATAGATTTCTCGATATCAACTGAGTCATCCGGCATACTACTCACTTCATTAGAATGGTTTTCTGTTGGAAGTGGCAATCGAATGTCGTAGGCGTTCTTTTTTGATAGCCCCCAATTATGAAATACAGGACATGTATTACATTGTTTGCCGTAAATTCTACATCCATCCTCTCCTTCGGCGGCATTACATTTATTACAACATTTTGAGAACGATCCATAATGATTTCTTAATAGATTTATCATTTGGTTCGATATAAGAGTATTAAGCCAATTAACGAAGGCAGACTTTTCTGCTTGATAAAGATGGATTTTTTTTAATATATGAGTCTTGATGATTTGAGATACATCATCGAAGTCTATATAGTTAACGGCGGTCAAATGCCATTTCAACTTTCTTTTCGACACCTCTCTATCGATAAACTCAGAGTATTGTTCGTATAGCTCTCTGTTTTTGTCTATTATTTGTATGTCTGACATTATATTAAGAGCTTGTATACCAATTATTCAATCTCAATACTAGATTTTCCGCCAGCCTCAACCTTCCATTGCTGCTTAAACTGTTCGTCCGTTAGGTTTTGGCCTGGAAGATTTCTCGGGCCATCATTTTCCGGCATCGAGCCTAAATCACTAATCTTTCTGAATTTAATCGTGCTACCCTCTACAATAACATCGGACCTACTTAGTTGCGGTAGTCCATCCTTAAACATGATGTCGTCATCTTCACTTACATCTGTGCTGGTATACCTATTGAATTTTTCTCTAGGTTTACTTACAAAGGCTTGAACTGGTTTTTGCGCGACTGGAGGAGGGGTTGGAGCGGTGGCCGCCATAAAGCTGTATCCACAACTTGAACAAAACTTTACTGTAATACCTGTGTTCTGGCTTTTTGAGCCACAAGATGGACAATAATTAAATCCTGCCATATAGTCTATTATAGATAGTTAATCTTGTATTTACACTAGTTTGTATATATTTGAATTTCGTTAGCTAGTTTTTTAATGCGGTGAGCGCAATTATTGATGTTTCCAGATGCTACGCTTAGGTGTAGGTTATCGGTTTCGCAATATGGATAGGATTCGGTTAGTATCTTTTCGGCTAAATCCAAGATTTCCTTTTTGATGAATGGTAGATTTGTATTATCCATGCTTGTATTTTAGCAAAAGGTGTGTAATAGTAATTGAATGTCAAATAAAAAATTCGTTAAACCAGCGAAAAACGACCAATCTCCACATATCAATCAAAGGGATAAATTTAAGGAGGAGTTTGATGTAAAAGTTAAATATGAGTTAACAGATAAGCAGAAAAAGTTAATTGAAATCATTCACGATAAGAAGACTCAAGTTGTGTTTGTTAAAGGTCCGGCTGGATGCAGCAAAACATTTACTTCGGTTTTATGCGGATTGGAGCTTCTACAGTCTGGAGATATTAGAGAGATAGTATACTCTAGGCCAATTTTGGAGAGTTCTGATTCTGGATCTAAGGTAGGGTATCTTCCGGGCGATGTTGAGGCCAAGACAGATCCTTATGCTCAAGTTGTTGCAGCAAAACTAGATGAACTTGTTTGTCAGTCCGTATCCAATAAACTTCTTGAAGATGGAAGAGTAAGGTTCGAATTAGTTAATTATGCTCGCGGCGCTTCATGGAACTCTACATACCTTATACTAGATGAGTCTCAAAACTTCACTAAGGCGGAATTAATCACGCTACTTACTCGATTAGGTCACAGATGCAAAGCTATTATTCTTGCTGATCCTATGCAGTCAGATCTACAGAACGGTAAACGTGGCGGCTTCGCTGAGTTGTTTGATAAATTTAGCGACCAAGATAGTATAGATCACGGTGTTTATACCTTTAAGTTTGAGAAGGAAGATATCGTTAGATCTGGATTGTGCAAGTTCATTATTGAAAAATTGGAGAATACTACCGTCGAACCAATGTTTTCAAATAAAAATGTGTAAATAACTAAAAGTAACAATTTTATGCCGATTCCAAAACCATCAGCACAGCAACTCAAGAATAAGGAGGGAGAGAAGGAGTATATCGCCTCCTGTATGTCTAATCCTGATATGGTTAGCGAATACGATAATACGGCGCAACGATACGCCATATGTATCTATCAATACAAGAAATCCAAAACTAAGGCCACAAAAGGTAGTTTAGCTCTAGAAATTAATAGAGACGCCGTAACTAATGCCGTAGTTAAGATTAAAATGGATGCGTTTAAGGAATCCGATAAATACGAAGAATCTACAGAATTAGCCGCAGCATATCTAGAAAAATCTGGCTTAAAGAACTATTCTAAATGGTTTCTTGCCATTAATCCTAATGAGGACAATGAGTGCGCGGCTCGTTATATCCACCCGATCACGTCTGACTTTAAAACCGTAGATATTGCGGCGATTGAGAGAGTTATGGAAGTTGCGGCGTCATTAGACGATAAAGATTTATCTAATCAAGCGTCTGAACTCTTGGCTATGGCTTTAAAAAAGAAGAATGGAGAGAGTATTTCTAAGTTTAACGTCTTTGTGAATGAAAGACACGCTGTTTTAGAAGCTTCAATTTAAAGACAAATACTTAATTACAGATTTTAAGTCTGGCATGTCAATTTGAGTTCCTGAGTCAAAAAAGATTAGGAACTCTTTTTCATATCTAAATACGGACCATTTGCCGCACTCTCCATGAACCTCTCCGCCAACCTCTAAGTCTTCCAATCTTAATATATCAAGAGTGGTAGCTTTTGGATCTTCGGAACCTTCTGTGCCTAGCATTAGTATCGCCTCCAGTGAGGATGATAGTGAGGTTGCGGCGCGATAATTACAACTGGCGGCCTATACGCTGGCATATACACGACTGGCGGCGGCGCTACATACACTGGTGTTGAATATACTGGCGTAGAATACACTGGAGCCACACATCCAGTCAGTAACGTTAGTAGTGCTAGAGTTGATAAAGTTTTTTTCATTTTTAAACCCAACGATTTAAGGAATAATCCGGTCTACAAACCATAGCTCTCAATAGCTTTCCGTCTGTATTGTAGTTATTCTTAAACGATATTTCTGGCGTTAACGTATCATAAGAAGCGAAATAATACAAGGACAAACATCCAGGCTCAGGATACCACGCGCTATTTGGCTTAATATCCGGCGTATCAATAATGTTTTGAGTTACTTTTATTTTGGAGTATTGCTTTGAATGATTAAAGATGCAGAATACGCCTCTGGAAAAGAAAGGCTCTGGAAAGGCGCGGCCCATAATGGTTCCGTAACCTTGAATTGAGTTTTTGGCGACCAATAGATTATTAAAGAACGTTTTTTCTGTAAATGTTGGAGAATTTATGAGTATTCCAGAAAATGGACCTTCTATTTTAAAGTCCGCTGGTGTGCTAGACCTTAAAATGATGTCGTTGTTTGTTATGATTGAGTTGTTTATGCTTAGAGATACAGGGTTATAGGCGTCACCATAAGCATTTAGAAAGATTCCGCGCCAAATGTTGTAAAAGAAGTTGTTCTTAATACACATTCCGTAGTTGTCCCAAGAATCCACATAAAAGCCATTTCCATCAACATTACTAACCAAATTATCCTCAATTACCGCGCCTTCTGAAGCTGAACAAGATATTGAATTTATCGAAGACATCTGTTTACCTTCAACTACAGAAATGTTTTTAATTATGTTGTTTTTGATTTTGATGCCTCTAGCTATATTGGTTCCATATCCAGAAACAGTTAAACAGGATATCTCATAGCCGCCGCCACCTCGATGAGTTCCATTAGCATAACCAACATTAGAAACCTCACAACCTGTTATTTCGCCACCCTTGTCGCCAACGGTATTAGGCCCAAAAGTCAACCTTATTTGGAAACACTCTCCGCCGCCTAAACCTCTTGCACATCCAACGCTCTTAACGTTTGTGACTTTGTTGTTACTACCTTGTAAGAAAATAGACTGGACCGTTGTGTTGTAACGATTTTGAGAATCGGTTTTTTGTTTGTTGAAGTTGCCATTTATAGTTAAGTTGCTGATTTCTACATTGTTGGAGTCGCCGAATGGAATGCCTGTTACGTCTCCGATTCTAGATGACGCTCCGGTGTTTGTATTAAATAAAGAAAACCATTCATTGTTTTTGCCGCGAGACTCTACATCTGGATTACTAGGCAAAACAGATAAGATTGTATTATCTATACCACAACCATTCACTTTTAGTCCGCTATTAACACGAATATCGTTAGCAAAAAAGAACTCTCCAGGTTGAGGATCGATTTTATTGTAGTAGGTTTGGCAATCTCTAAACGCTTTGGTATTAGCTATGGCGGCCTCAAGAGTTTGGATATTAGGTTTTGCGCCGAAACGAGCCGGATTACATGTTTGCTCCACAACCGATGCGGATGAAGTTCCTGAACTGCCGCTAGATCCATTAAAGCCATCTTTTCCGTTAATGCCAGAAGATCCAGAAGATCCGCTTGATCCAGAAATGCCGCTAGAACCAGAAGATCCATTTACTGGAGTCGCTGGCGACATACCTACAGATGTTGAGCCAGTTTGAGGATCTAAACCTTTTTGCTGTAATAAAGTGAACCAATCCATATATTTAATTACACTGTTGACTACAATATACTAGCATGTTTTGTAAGATCTGCAATAAAGAAATTGATAACAATAAACATTTTTATAGATCACATGGTTTAGCTTTAGTGGATTATATCCATAAGCATGAACCAAGATTTGATTTATTAACTAACGAGTTAATTCTTTTTAAGGGAGATTACGATAGGTATTTGGATACAGACTTCCTCAATAGGAACAACTTAAAGAAATGGTTAAAACTACAGAATTTAGAAAACTGTAAAAAATATTGTTTTGATTTACTTAAACGACGCGCCGAACGTAAAAAACTTAAATATCTTCCAACTCATGTTGAGTTAAAGTCGTTGTTGTGTCCAGGGGTTATTTATTTTGATGATATTTTTAAGAATGAAGGCGGATATTTAGGTTTGGCCGCCAAATTAGGTTTAGAAAAGCGTTTCAATGAAAGTGTATACTTTAACGATAAAATAAGCGAAATATCAACAATCATCATAGACACTAGAGAGCAAAAACCATTGAAGTTTCTATCTAATAGTAAGGTGGAATGCTTAAAATTTGGAGATTATGCCTTAGAAAGCGATAAAAGTTTAGTTATTGAGCGCAAGTCGTTAACAGATTTTGTTGGAACTTTAAGTAGCCGAAATATAGAGCGTTTCGAAAGAGAGATTGGCAGAGCCGCCGAAGCCAACTCTTATATTGTTGTTTTGGTGGAAGAATCTATGAGTAGGTGTTTGGCATTTGATAAATTACCTTGGATCACTAAACAAATCAAAGCTTCTCCAGATTATATTTTTGGTAACGTTAGAGAACTACTACAAAAGTATAAAAACATTCAGTTTCTTTTTTGCGATGGTAGATTAGAAATGCCTAAATTGGTGGCTTCGATATTGGTTAATCAAGATTTTTGCAAAGATTATGATCTCCAAAAGCTGTATGATCTAAATAAGATTTAAGAAATTTCTGTAATACGCCTGTAATAAAGTGTAATATACATCAATATGCGCCTATCTGAATACGCCGCCGCAGCAAATATTCCATACCATAAGGCTTGGAGACAGTTTAATCGAGGTGAAATTAAAGGGTCTGTTAATAGTCGGGGGCTTATTGAGGTCGATGAGTCTCAAATCTCTGGTGCTATACTAGGTAGTCAACCTATGAATGCGCCACTTGAATCTTCGACGCCAACCGAATTTGTTAGTCCAGCAATGGAAGCTTTAGGATCTACAGAAACTCGTAGAAATCGAGCTGCCACTATCGAGAGAACAGATAAATACGCAAACATCGAATGTGGCTTACTTCCTTATACTCAAACCAATGGAAACCGAAGTGGTAGCGCAACAATCTTAATACACGACGCTATTCTTTTATGTCAGTATGCTTACTATAACATTTCGGTATTCAAGTCAACCATTGATCTTTTGACAGAATTTTCTTCTGCAAATATATTTTTACGTGGTGGATCGAAGAAATCTAGAGATTTTTTCAATAGTTACTTCAAAAAGATTAATATGTGGGGGCTACAAGACCGTTTCTTTAGAGAGCTTTGGCGGTCTGGAAACGTTTTCTTATACCGTTTCGACGGAGAGTTAACCAAGAAGGATATAAACACAATCACTCAAACATTTGGCGCGGAAGGCGAACCTACAGCAACAAAAGTAAATCTACCACTCAGATATATTGTAATTAATCCGGCTGAAGTTAGAATGGATGGAACGGCTACATTTACTCTTGGCCGCTACTTTAAGGTTTTAAATGGTTATGAGATTCAAAGGTTAAAGGATAGAAAGACAGAGGAGGATTTAAAGATTTTTAATGGTTTGCCAGACAGAGTTAAGAGTTTGATTGATCAAGGCGGTCCAGGAATTACAGAAATATTGATGCCGTTAGATCCAGAATACCTTTCAACAATCTTTAATAAAAAACAGGACTACGAATCATTTAGCTCGCCGACATTCTTTCCAGTCCTATCCGACATAAATATCAAGGAAGAATACAAAAAGATTGATGCGGCTATTGCTAGAGTTATGCAGCAGATTGTTCTTCTTGTTAATATTGGTTATGAGTCAAAGGAAGGGAAGTATAACGTTAATAGTAAGGCAATTCTTGAAATGCAAGAACTGTTTAAAAATGAGTCGGTTGGCCGCGTTTTAGTTACTGATTTTGCGACAAAAGTTAGCTTCGTTATTCCTCAAATAGCCGACATCCTTAACAAAGATAAGTATGAAGTTATCGAGAACGATATCAAGATTGGCCTTGGTAATGTTTTGATGGCGGGCGCTGATCAAAAGTTTGCAAACCAAAGTATTTCGGTTCAAGTTTTCATGGAGAGATTGAAACATGCTCGCCAAGTCTTTATTCAGGACTTTTTAATTGGAGAGATGAAGAGGATTGCTAAATCTTTAAACTTTAAGTCTTGTCCTGAGCCGTTTTTTGAAGAAATGGATTTGAAGGATGAGATTCAGATGGCTAGAATCTATACACAGCTAGCTCAAATCGGTCTATTAACGGCAGACGAAACAATTCGCGCAATCGATTCCGGCCAACTTCCAACACCAGAAGAAAGTTTAGAATCTCAAAAAGCTTTCAAGGCTGCAAGATCCAGTGGTTTATATGAACCTTTAATCGGCGGCAAGAACGATGAAAAAGGTATGGAAGGAAGACCGCCAGGATCGAAAACTCCTCAGTCTACCAAGAATGTTAAGCCTATTGGAACTAGTAAAGCTTCAGAAGAGCCACCTATTCAATTTAGCGCCAAAAAAGTTCTTGAGCTTACAAGTAAATCGATTGATTTAAAATCTAAAGTCGATGCTTCATTAATCAAGAAGTATAAGATTAAGAAACTAAACAAACAGCAAGACTTGGCCGCTTCTGGAATTGTTGAGCTTATTGTTAGCAATGAAACGCCTGAAAGTTGGGATTCCTCTGTCGATAAATATGTTGACGCCCCAACCGACACAAATCAAGAAAGAATCAACAACATCTTAGAATTGGCTGCCAAATTCGGCGTATCATCTTTTCATGCGGCAATACTTCTAAATAGTAAGATTTAATATGGATCGCGCAAGAGTAAATTATCAGACGATGGCTTTGGTGGCTGGTCCGGCTACATTTTCTGGAGAAACGTTTTTGACTCCAGGTGGTTTGCCAGTTGCAGATATAAGTAGTTCTGATAATCGAAATTTGTTAAAGAGTATTGATAGAATCCAGACATTTTCTTATAATTACAACATACAAAGAAACGAAGTCAGGCAATTAGGTAAAGCCTCTTTAGTGTCTCGACCAATTATTAACTCTCCAACAATCAACATTATGTTTGATTATTTGGTGGCTAATGTTCGAAATGAGTCTAGGCTTGGATTTTACGTGAATTATCCGGTTTCTGGCGTATCGAGTTATCAACCTTTGTATTCTGATAATTTTGCAGTAAATTTGATTGGCGGATTTTTAGAGAGAGATTTAACCAAACATATAGATTTAGGGTCTGGAAATACTTTGTCGTGGCCGATGGCCTATCGAGATAAGAGGAACTTATATTTGGTGACTTCGCCGCCAGGAGTAGATATTTACAATCCTAATTACGTTTCTGGCAATTATAATCCTTACGCTAATAACTACCAAACCTATGCTTTTGGAAATTGTTACATTAACGCTTATTCAACTGAGGCGGCGGTTGGCTCGATGCCGCGAGCATCTGTTAGTTATATAGCGGAAAATGTTCTTTACCATAATACAAGTTCTGGAGTTTCGGTTCCTTCAGTGAATGCCAAGGATAGGAGAGTGGTGTCTGGAGTTAATTTTGTTTTGCCGCCAATTTACGAGGCTGGCGGACCTACTGCATTAAATCCTGGAGATATCACAATAGATATTTCCTCCACTGGCAATCCTGGAATGAATCATTTTGGATTTAAGTATTCTAATATAAAATTGGCGTCTTACAGCATAAATCTTGGCTTGGATAGGGAGGATTTGAGTAGTATTGGCTATAAATTACCTTGGGACCGCCAAATTAATCTTCCAGTTATTGCGGATCTCAGTTTTAATCTTGTTCCTGGAGACAATACTACAGGGTCTTTTGCGGATTTAATAAATAACGACTGGAATTACGACGCCACAATTCATTTAAAAAATTCAATTTGCCCACCAGAGTTAAGAACCGATGTGGTTAGGTATGACTTTAAAGGGTTAAAGGCGCATTCCTTAAATTACGGAGGCGGTGTTGGATCGTCAAATTCGGCGGCATTTAGCTTTTCAACGGAATTAGATCCAGAAGATTTAACTAAAGGGTTTTTTGTTTCTGGGATTCTTGGATATGATGAGAGTCAGGATTACCCAAATCATTATCTGTTAATTGATGATGCCGCTGGAGCGTATCCGGCTGGATCAGATGGATCTTATTTGTTGCAGGAAGATGGATATAGGTTGATTTTAGATGAAGGATCTCCTTATTAGAAATTAAAAAGTGTAAATATATAAGAATTTATGGCTTATCTACCTTTAAATAGTGTGAGGAATATTACAAACGCATCAGCCAAGCTTGGAGGTTTGGCGTTTGATGGGGTGACGGATTGCAAGGTGCTCCATGCTGCGGCATCGGTTGGAACGTCCGATTTCACCGTTGCTGGAACATTCTTATTTCCTGCTTCTCTCCCAGCAACTGGATCTACGATCATTGGGCTCACATCATCGACAAGCAATCTAAACACCCCATACGCACTGGCTATCACCGTAGACCAATCAAACGGATTCACGATTATTTTCTTTGGCTCGTCAATTTCGGTATTCAGAAAACGCTACTTAGCGTCAACGCTTGCCAATTACGCCGGTAAGATCGTTCATTACGCAGTGGTTAGAAGCGTTTCGGGAGCGTCCTTGACGGTGTATCTTAACGGTGTTGCTCAAACAATGAGCAGCAGTGATACGGCTACCCCTCCTTCCTTTGCGGATACGATTGACAGCACTTATGTTATTCAGGGTCGATACACTGCGAGTTACTATTGCAATACTTCTATTTTTGGCGCACAAGTTTTCAATCGCGCACTCTCCGCAGCAGAGGTTGTCACGTTGGCAAATGCTGGGGTGCAGGAAGCGGATAAATGGGGAAGTTTGACGGCGAAGTATGGTCCTCCAGATTTCACGGCAGGCGTAGATAGCTGGACTGCAAATGGAGGCGGCTCTGTTACGCTGACATCAAACGCTACAGATCCAGGTGCAGTAACGGGAACGCTCAAAGTGGAAAACACTTCCGGTGTCGCTGTCCGAATGGACTTAGCCAGGACGATCTCTGCGCTCACATACGGAAAACGCTATCGCGTAACGGCGTATATCTACAACGAGAACATCGCCGCAAATCCTTACTTCGTGTTCAACACAGGTGGGACTGCTTCATCCACAACCGCTGCGTCGGGTAATCAGATCGCGGCTGGTGCGAGCGGAACAGT